CCTTGCCCAGCTCGTACTGCAGCAGGGCGTGGTGCTCGCCCCCGGCAGAGACAACGGGCACCGGGTCGCGCGCATCGCGGCCGATGCTGTGCTTGCGCAGGGTGGTGAGGTGGGCCACGGCCAACTGCTGCTGGCTGCCGCTGGTGGTGATGGTCGATACCCCGTCGCGCAGGTCGCGGGCGTGCACGGTGTTGTGTCCGCCGTTGGCCTGCACCATGAAGGCCGTCGCCAAGCTCTGGCCGCCGCCGCTGGCGGTGACCGTGCCCACGGGGCCCGTGATGTCGTTCACCCCGTAGCTGCGGCGCTTGCTGTCGCCTGAGCCTTCTCCGTGGCCCGCCTGCACGAGATAGGCGGACACGAGGGCTGTTTCGCCGCCTTTGGCCGTGGTGATGGTGCGCAACGGGTCGGCCACGTCGTAGGCAATGTCGCGGGTGTGCGTCACCGGCACGAATGCTCTGGCTGCGCCGTCCACGATGAACGGGTCTTTGCTCTCCAGCACAAACTTCTTCATGCCGTAGGCGATGCGCCGCATCGTGGCCTCGGCCAGATCCTTCTTGCGGCCGAAGATGCTGGTGCCTGGGATGCTCCAGTCGATGCACTCGGCGGCCTGCTTGTACGGCTTGAGCTTGCCCGTGGGGTTCTTGGCGTGGGTCAGCTCGGGCCAGACGATGGGCAGGCCATCGCAGCGGGCGATCATGTAGAGCCGGGTGCGCGTGCTGCGGCAGCCCACCTTGGCATTGCAGATCACCCGCCACTCAACCTTGTACCCCATGGCCCGCAGGCCTTCCACAAAGTGGTCCCAGTTGTGGCCCTTGCGCGTGGGGTCAGGCACCAGGAACTGATTGCCCCGGGGAACCACCTCGCCCGGGTTGGCCACGCGGTAGGTGGGCTTGCCGTTGGCGCCCATCACCTTGTCCAGCGTGATGACGCGGCCCGTGGCTGGATCGCGCTTCGCGATCAGCGGGGACCACTGCAGCATCTGCTCCACGTTCTCCAGCGTGATGACATCGGGCCGGGTCTTGCCCGCCCAGCGGTGCACCATCCAGGCCAGGGAGCGGATTTCCTGGCTGCGGGGCTGGCCGCCCAGCGCCTGGCTGTGGTGGGTGCAGTCGGGGGATGCGTGCAGCAGGCCCACGGCCTCGCCGCGCGTGACGGCCAGGGGATCTACCCTGCGAATGTCCTCCCGGTAATGCCGGGTCTGCGGGTGGTTGATCTCGTGCATGCCGATGGCGTCGGCATCGTGGTTGATCGCCACATCGACGTGCCTTCCGATGGCCTGCTCGATGCCGGTGCTGGCGCCGCCGCCACCGGCAAAGAGGTCGATCACCAGCTTGGCGGACAGGGCCAGGATGAATTGGGGTGTGAGCATGGTTCTTCCGGTTGGGCCCGGGGCGGGCCAGAAACGAGAGAGCCCGCGTGGTGCGGGCTCTGGGTGGCGTGGTTACTGCGGTCAGGCGTAGTAACGGGACAGCGGTTCTGGCTGGTCGGTCGTTTGCCTCAGAATCCATTAAAGGCTGAGGCACTGTGAGACAGGCTGTAGCGAATCGCATCAGCCAAATCGCCCATGGATCGCTCCCGCACCACGTCGGGCCCGCACTCGTACTCGGAGAGCAGAATTTCCAGCGCCAGGTCTGCGGTGCGCTCCGTGCTCTCCATGTCCGCGATGCCTCTACGCGCCGTTGCGATGCGCGATTCGATCACGTCCAGGAACACATTGCGCTCGGTCTTGGCCCTCACGCGGTTGCGTTGGGTTTCCAGGCGGATGATGGAGCGGCGCAGCATGGTTGCCTTGACGGCCGCTGCGGTCCGGCCTTCCTGCAGAGCCTCGCGCACACCCTCCACGGGGTCGTCACTGTTGACATCGACGGCTTCCGTGAACAGCTGAAAGATCAGAGCGCGGGCGGCTTCTTCCTCGGATGTGACCTGCCCATCTTCACCCGCGTCGTACCGTGCGCGCCGTGCCGGATCGGTCAGCACGTCCTTGGCCTTGTTCAGGGCCTGCATGCGCTCGTGGCTGCCTCCGTGGTCGGGGTGTGCGTGGCGCGCGGCGCGTCGGTATGCGCGCTTGATTTCGTCCATGCTGGCATCGGTGGCCACGCCCAGCGTGGCGTAATGGTCTGGGCGGCTCATGCCCGCAGCAGGCTCGCGGCCAGTCGGTCGAACGCGGGGGAGGGCGTCTCGCCCAGCTTCTTCATGATCGTGGACAGCTCGCGCACGAGGATGGCCTGTGGGTCTTTGGGTTCGTGCCAGAGCGCGGGCTCCTGCACGTTCAGAGTGGTCATCACCAGCTTCATGTCCGACACGTTGATGGTCGTGCCCACATGCTTGGAGGCGTCCTGCGCCAGCGCTTCCAGACTGGCAAAGGTGACGATCTTCTGGCCCTTGAGCCATTCGCAGGCGCGGTAGAAGGCAACGGGGTCGAGCGCGGGGGCGGTGGCTTTGAGCATGGCTAGATAGTCTTTCTTCGGGGCTTTGGTATCAGGGTGGGCGGGCTCTGTCTGCAAGGCGTTTTCGCGGGAAAAGCGCTTCATGGCGCCCAGCTCGTTCAAGTCGCCACGAGCGTCGCTGCGGCTACCCATGCTGATGCTGAAAACGCGCTCTGCGCCGTTCTCTGCCAGGCACAGCAGCGTGGCCCGGTTGGCTTTGCGCTCGTAGCGCACTGGGGAAAGGCCGGCTTGCTCGGCCATGGTGTGGATGTCTCTCTGTCGTCGTTCCATGAGTTCTCCAGGCAATCAGGACAGAGCGCAGTGCGCCCTGTGCTCATGGCCCGGCCTGCCCGCTTTTGGCGGGCGGGCATAGGGGGTTAGGCGTTGGGAGTGCCGTTGAGGATTGGCAGGCTGGTTTCCTTGGCAATGTGCTCGCGGAGCTGCTTCACAGCGTCCTCGATCACCTTGTGCGGGCGCACCAGTTCCAGCCACATCGTGAGGTCGCCTTGGCCGATGCGGTAACGGAAACGAACGTCCACGCGGTACTTTTGACCGTTCTCGAAAACGGGCACGCCGATGGAGAACTGATCGGGAATCGACAGGTTGCCATTCGCCGCGCTGCCGCGCACTTCCTCGTTGTAGGTGAACTGCGTGGAGCCGTCACCCAGGCGCACAGCGCTCTTGAATTCCACGTCCTTCTTGGCCTGCAGCGTGCGGCAGATTTCCAGCATGGTGGCCCCGTCAGGGCTGCCCACTTCTTCCTGCGCTTCGGCGGTTTTGACGGCCTTGGGGATGAAAACGATGTCCACCAAGTTCGATTCCAGGAACTGCGCCATTTCCACCTGATCCAGCTTCTTCTTGTCGATCTGGGTCCAGGCGCCCCACTCAATTGAGATCGGCGCGTTGTAGCGTGCGCGGTGATCGCCCCAGCCGGGCTCATCGCCGTGGTGGTTGAACACGGCGGTGAACGTGGGCGGGTTGATCGTGCTGAACAGGCGAGTGCTGCCCTCGGTCTTTTGGTCGTTGACCACGGCGATGAAGCTATCGGCATCGTTCAGCACGGTGGCGCCCTTCTTGCGGGTCGGCGCTGGCAGCAAGTGAGACAACTCCTTGAAGGCATAGCCTTCGGGCAGGATGAAGCCGGGTGTGCCAGCGAACTGGTAACCGGTCTGATTGCATGCGGCCAGCTCGTCGCTGGCCTGGGTTTCGGTTTCTGCTTGTCCCATGGGTTTCCTCCTGGTTGGAACGGGTTGGTGAATCGGTATCAGTGCACAGCGCGCAGTGGCTGCTTGTCTTCGGTGGCCGCAGGCGCTGTGCGCAGCTCGGTCTGGGCTGCGGCTTCCTGGTCGGCCGTGCGCAGGCCTTCCAGCGTGGTTTGCCGGGGGTTTTCGCGTTGCAGGTTGTTGTCCGGCGTGGCGAACATGAGGGTTTTGCCGCGCGTGGGCTGCGGAACCTTGGCCTTCACGTCGGCCTCCAGCTCCACCTGGCCGGTGGTACCGATGGGTTTGATCTTGATCTTGAGCGTCAGCTCGCCCGCTTTGCCGGTCTGCGTGCTGGCGTGCACGATGTCCTGCAGTGCGTCCGTGGCTTCCTGCTCCAAGCTGCCGAAATCCACCTGCTTCAAGAAGTCGGTGAACGGCTTGCGCTTGGTCTGCAGCGTGGGGGATTTGAGCGTGGTACTCATGGGTCACTCCAAAAGAATGGCCCGCACGTGGCGGGCCGGTTGAGGGATCTGTGGGTGGCGGGCTACAGGGCCCCGCCTTCGGTGTCGTCGGGCGGCAGGTGCTGGACCTCGGGGGCCTTTTCAAACTTCTGGCATTCGAGGCCCCGGATGTGACGGGCGAAGAAGGCGCCTTTCGACTCGGCGGCCATGAGGGCTTGGTGGAGTTCCTTTGTCACGCCGCTGTAGTGGTACACGGCGGCGCCATTCGTGAACTGCACCGCCAGCACCTCGCGGGCTGGGTCGTGCCCGATGGCCTTGAGCTGGTTGCTTTCCACCGCAGTCATGGCGATGGGGGCGGGTTTCGTCTCGGCTTGCTGCATCGCGCTCACTTGCCCGCCAGGGTGGTGAAGGTGTGCAGCGCGGAGAGCAGCTGGTTTTCCACGTAGCGGATGCCGGTGATCGTGGCGGCGGCCTTGGGGAAGGCATCCATGGGCTGCTCGCCCAGCTTGCGCACGTTGATGATGAAGGCAGCGGCCAGCAGGCGGGTGTGGCCTTCCAGGCTGTCGGGGTCGAAGTCCTTCTTGGTCATGCCTACCAGCTCGGCAACATCGGGCGGGATTTCGATAGCGGCGCTGACGTGGGTATGTGCTGCTTCTTCGGTCGCGGTGGCGGTGCCTTCCTGCTTGCCTGCATTGGTCGGATTGCAGGCATCGCAGGTGGGGTCGTCGCACTTGGAAGAGAGCAGTTCGGCCAAGCCCGGGGGGAGGCTGCCGGGGCCGGGAGCCGTTACGCGGGTGGCGTTCAGCACCTCGGCGAGCGCGAGAGCGGCAATCAGGGCGCCGATGGGAGGGCGGGGGGTGTTTGCGGACATGGGTTTCTCCTTGGAATGGGCAAAAAAATGCCCGCGTTGTGCGGGCTGTGTGATGAACGTGCGCGAAGTGGCGGGCACGCGGGTTTTTGGTGGGTCAGGCTGCCAGGCTCAATATCTGGGCATGGAAGGCCTGACGCATCATTGGCTCATTGGCCTCACGGTTGCGGTTTCGTTTGCGGATCTCAGCAAGGTCGGGGGCTTGGAGCTTTTGGATGATGGCCAGGCACTCGGCCACCGATTCGGGCTCCACGATGATTTGCTCTGTGCGAACCAGCTGGGCGGCGAAGATTCCGAAGTCTTCGATGCGCTTAGGCTCCCAGGATTTGGCAACCTGCGGCGCAGCGTCGATCTGCACGAACTCGGACGCATCCGCGTGCGCAACAAAACTCATGCGGCTGGAGCAATGAATCACGTTGAACACCAATGGGGTGTCTCGGTGGTCATAGCGCACAAAGTCAACGGGCGCGGGAGCCGCCAGCATGTGTAGGTCAGCGGGCGGATAGCGCAGCAACAGACTCACCTCATCGCGGTGGAAGTCCTCTCTCGCTGCGATCTGCCAGCCAGCGTTTTGCAGGCGGCTGGTGGTGCACTCAAACCCTGCAAAGCGCACGATGTGGGCTGCACTGAGCACCCGGCCACCTGCTAGGCGGTCAAATCGTGCCATCTGCGATCTGTTGCTCAAGATCCGCAATCTGCAGGTCGATGCCCTTGACTACGGCTTCTGCATTCGCGCGGTCACGCAGGAGCTTTTTCATGGATTCCTTGGCCTTGGTTGCGCGTTCCTGGCGCACCTCCTGTTCAGCCTGCTCGCGCACAGTGAGTTCGCGTTCGATTTTGGAGACGGTGTTCATTGCTTTTTCTTCCAGGTGATGGTGAAAGGGAGGGCTGCAGCAATACGCTGCCTCCACGTTTTGCGGGTGAGAAGCCGGGCCTTCTCTGCAGCGATTGCGCTGCGCCGCTGTTCTTCTGCGAGTTCCCGGAGGGCTTGCGCCCTGATTCCTTCCGGCGTCACGCTGCTGCCTTGGCCTGCACAGCCTCGATGTGGCGCACCATGGCGGCCAGGATCAGAGGGAAATCGGCCTCGCGGTACACGCCATGGGCGCCCGCCCTGCCAGCGGGTTCAAAACCCAGAACGCGCAGGCCCTCGGCGCTGGTGGTGATTGCGCCGCCCAAGCGCTCATTGATCGTGCCCAGCTTGAGGCCGGGTGCTGCGACTTCCGCAACAGGCGCGGGGGCGGGGGCGTTGCGCGCGGCGGCCCAGCTGCTCACGCGCTGGCGCGCCGGTGCGAGCGCGTCCACGGGCTCTGCGGCAGGCTGCGCCGCAACGGTAGCTGCGGGCTCGGCTGCTTCCCATGGTTCAACCACGAACGCCGTGGAATCCGCAGCTGGCGCTGGAGCTGCTGCGGGTGGCTCTGCCGGTGCGGGCGCTGGCGCTTGGGCGGCTAGTGCGGCGCGGGCGTCTGCCAGCTCTTTCTGCAGGCGCGCGTTTTCGATTCGGGTCTTCTCGCTCTCGACCATCGCCAGCAGGCGCTGCACGGTGGCCAGGCATGCTGCCTCGGCCTCCTGCGCAAATTCTTGCCATTCCTCGCCAAAGGTCATATCGCCCAGCGTTGCAATGGCCTTCTCGATGACCTCCACCGGCTGGCCCTCTGCCTTGTCCACATAGGCCTTGAGCTGTTCGATGTTGGCGCGGTGGGCTGCCACGCGATCCGCTTCCGCCTTGTCACGCTTTGCCTTTTCCTCGGCCTTGCGCGTTTCCTCGGCCTTTATCTGGGCATCAATGGCGTCTTCGACCGGCTTCACGATGGCCACCAGGCGCTCCACCTCGTCGCCCATGACCTTCTTGAGTTCGTTCACATCCGCCTTCACGGATGCCTCGGTCCTGGTAAGCATGCGTCGGCCGTTGTCGCGCAGATCCGCACGGGCGGCCTTGGCATCGGCCATGCCCTTGGATTCGGTCACGACGTAGACCACATCGCGGTACTTCTCGGCCATGGCTTTCAGCCCGGCCTCGGTGTCCTTGAACTGGGCCAGCACGGTGTCCTTGATGGACATGGGCTTAGTGGCGATGTCGGCGGCCTTTTGTTGTGCCACGGCGGTGGTGGTTTCGGTTTCAGTTTCAGTCATGAAATCTCCTCAGAAAAGGGTGGGCAGCAGCACGCGCGGGGCGGACTTGCTGGCAATTTGTTGGGGTGGGGGGACTACCTTGGCCTGCACGTCAATCACGTCCATGCGGTGCTCGGCGTCGAATTCGCGGATCAGCTGCCCGTAGTACCAGCGGGCGGCCTCACAGCGGTGGCGAATCAGCGATTCCTTCTGGAAGTCGCGTTCGATGACCCAGGTAGTCAGGCGGTGGTGCGGCGGTATGTGGTCCACCAGGTGCTGATCCATGGGCTCGTTGCGGATCAGCTCGTGCGGGGTGTTCACCATGGCGTAGTTCACTTCCCACTCGTCCGCGTCCCAGAGCATCATGTAGCCGCGCATCTGCCACTCATAGATCGGGTCGAAGCAGTCCACGGGCCAGGCCGGGAAGGTCTTGAGGGACCACGATGATTTGAGGTCGTGCCCACGGCGCCGGGGCGCGTTGAACAAGTCGCACTCGCCGGTCAGCCACTCATTGGTGCGGCGCTCGGTGTTCTTCACCAGGTTCAG